TCCTTCTCCATTTCTTTGGCTTGGTCAAGTAGTTCATTGAACTTTTCATTTGAAATAAAACCAAGTTGCCTTGACCTTAATACTTGCTTTGCAAACCATTCTACTGCTGTCATCTTATTCTGATTTATCATTTCTATTTAATATAAGGGGCAACTTTTACCCCTTTTTGTTTATAGATTTGGGCATTGTTCTACTTAAATCTTTGCTTTTGTATTCGTCTTTCAAACGCTCAAGATACAGGCAGAAATCCATAGCTTCATCCTGTGCGTGTGTAAGCCATTCTAACGTACTTAAATCGGTTCTTTCTAACGTTGTGTTGTACTTAGCTATTCCTACTTGCGAACGTTCAGTAAATCGGCTTAAAACACGTAACACTATTTGGTCTTCTATTTGTTGTTTCATAAGTTCGTTTTTTTAAGTTCCGCAAAAATCCTTCCTTCATAAACATCTTTTATAATTTGCCACCTTATAAACTCACGAATAGTTAACCAATAATCAGGGTTGCGTACATTAGTGTAAAACTGAGCTGCTTTAAATTCAATTAGCAATTCTCTTTTATGAAGCATTAAACTCCCACGCATTCCGTTAATGTCAATGCTTACTTTTATGTATTCTTTCATAGGAAATTTATTAAGGTGTTGTAATACTCTCGGCATAGTTCTACCTGCTCTTTGATTCGTTCAATTACTGCTTCGTCTTTCTGTACATAAAATACTTTAACTCTGCGATTCTTTGGAATGTGTGAGAAGATGTGCTTCTTTTGGATTTCGTCTCGTAGGTCTAAACTCTCTTCCATTAGGTTTAACTTCCAGTGAGTTCTGCGAATTTCGTCTTCCACCATTAGCTCAGGAGTATCAACAAGACAGTAACAAAGCATTGACTGTTGTTTTCCTGTTAACCACATATATCCCTGCAGTTGGTAGTAGTAATCCTTTGTAGGTATCTCAGTTTCAAAAAACGGAAAGGTAGAACCATCCCAAGAGCTTTTTACATCTAATAATACTTGCTCCGTGTTTACATCGGGTGTTCCTGTAATCCAATCGTTTTGATAGAACTCCTCGTTCTTGTAGATAAATCCAACGTCCAGAACTTCATTGACTAAGTTGATTGATTCGTTTTCTACTTCGTTTCCTTTGTCCGTGTAACGTGAGCTAAACTCTTTTCTGATTCCGTATTTATCCTGCAGCACCATTTCGTGAATGTATGTCTTCGCAGTTTGACTAAGCAACTCCGATTTATTTCTCGGAGCTGACATAATTTTTCCTATAGCAGAGCATCTAACTTTCATAGTGCGTTTAATATATCGGTTTGACCTTCTGTTAACTGAAACTTTGTCTCTAAAGACTCGCGTGTTATTTTGCCATCAACTACTGCTTTAACTGCATCTTGAAAACGTTTAGTGTCTAGCGTTTGTTTCTTTGGTTCGCTTTTTAATTGTTCTCCTCCTGCATCTGTATCTTTGTCAGTTACGATACCTAAGATTGAAGATAAAGCATATCTGCGAATGTAAGTAATTGCGCTACCAAGAACTTGGAAGTCATTCATTCCTTTGAGTTGTACGTTTTGTGGAATCGTAGTTGAACTTTGTAACTGCTCTCCGCTTTCTACGTGGAATAGAATAGTTAATACATCCCCTTCGTTAATCAACTGCGTAAATCCTAGTCCGTGTTTTTTTAGTAACGGATTGATTACGCTAAAGATTTTAGGTAAATCTGAGTAAGAATACCCATAGCCCTGTGTCGCCTTGTGAATCACTGGTACTTCTTGTTGGAAATCTGCCAACGCTTTAAATAAATGTTTCATAATTAATTGTTTTGTTTAGACAAATATATAAATTATATTTCAATTACAAAATATTTTTCTAAAAAATCTTTCTTAGGAAGTAGTATTCCTTTGCTAGTATTAGAATCACCCCCTTTTCTATCTCTGTCAGTTCCTAAATATTTCCTGCACATTGCCTTTAATTTGTTGGTTTGTATCAAAACACAATGGTAATCACTTAGCCAGTAGCACCAATAATTAGCTTGTGTGGTACTTAATCCACTTAGCTTACCTCTGCTTTCGTATTCAACATATATATTTCCTGTTTCCAAACATTTATAATCTCGCTTTACTTCTATCTTTTGATTAAGTAATTCTCCTAATTGCTTTTCATAAATTTGACCTAACATTAAATCAAATCTAAAATCATTGTTATATTCCATTATTGTAATTGTCTTACTTTGTTTTTATAAACTCTGATTATTTCTTTGATTTCATCGATAGTCCATTTTTTTTCTATGTGTGCTTTTCCTTGAAGTTCAATTAATCTTTCTGCTCCTATCCGTTTTTCTATACCAATTTGATAGTTTAGTAAGTTGCCTGATAAATAAGTGTTACACGCTTCGCATTGTAAGTGAACATTGTCCTCGTCAAAGCGAACGTTTGAATGTCCTCCGCTTGAAAAGTAGTGTCCAGCATTTTTTTTCTTTGGAGGTAAACCACACGATATGCACCATAGTCCGTTATCTCGTAGCCTAATAAATTGATTGAATATTGTCTGAGCTTCCTTTAACCAATCCTGTGTAGTTTTTAGTTCTGTTTTCATTCGTGTTTTCGTCTCTTTCCACGTCTTTTGTTTAATCTCCTCTGAAAATGCTTTAAGACATTCTATCTCCGTACAGTATTTCATATTAAACCTAATCGGCTCAAACTTCTGTTTGCAGTGTTTACATCTCATAGTCAAAAATTGAAGTTTGATTAGTATCTGATTTTTTAATAATTCCTAATGCAGTTTCAAGAATTGTTCTACCTGCTTCATAGTCAACAAGATTTCTTGCCATTTTACAAACACGTTGCTTACCTTTGTATTGAGTAAAATCGTAGTCGTGAAATTTAGACAGCTCTGAAACTTTTGTATTAATAAAATTACTTGCTTTTCTATCATTCAAATCAACAGGTAAGACAAAATTTGTCCAATACAAATGCCTACCTCTTTTTTGTGCGGTAATTAATGGTTCGTAATATGGAATCACATTTTCAACACAATACTTTCCTTTGAAAAAATGTTGAAGTAAAATTATTTCTTCGTATAACATCATATTTGGATAAGTCGCTTTTGATTTTCTTTCACCTTCACCTGTGTTTGTTTTTCTCATTCTGCTATGAGTAGGACAAGGTGGTGAACTCCATATAAAATCAAACTCCTTGTAATGGTCTAACAAATATTGATGTGCATCTGCTACAATTACAGTATCATTTGGAAATCTTTCTTGATAAAGTCTTGCAGCTTCAGAGTCTAACTCTACTGCAGTTACTTCAATGTTATCCGCTACTTCATCCCATTTGTAACGGTTACCTCCTAAACAAGCGTATAAGTTTAATATTTTCATCAGTCAAATTTTATTGTTTGTTCAATCCATTGTCTAAATAGCAGTTGTAAGTCTACCTGCTGCGAGTATATTTCTTCTCGTTTTTCTCCGTATACCTGTAGAACTTTGTAGTCTACCTTGCGAATCTCATCTGCTAAGATGTTTGCTTTACGTTTCAAGTCCTGCTTGAATACATACTGGTCGTTAAGGTCTTCGATGAAGTCAGCTAGTACAGGAAGTATTGCTGATAATGTTACGAGTTTATGTTCCTTTGTCATCTCTTTTGTTTTTGTTGTTCAATAAAAAATTCAATTAATTCTTTTAGTTCTTCACCATCCATTGTAGTTTGAACTAATTGTTTAATATTGTCTATACTATCACCATAAAAGGCAGTATATATTTTACAAAATTCTTCGTTGCTCATAATTCTACGTTTTTGTATTTTAGTTCGTGTTCAAGTTCTTCAATTCTTTTTTTCAATTCTCCGTTTATATGCAGACATCGGTTTATTTCTCGTCCGTGTAAACGTAGTTCTGTCTCTAACTCAACGATTGCTAACTGCACTTGCTTTAAGTCGTTCTCCGTATCTCTAGCTCCGTTTATGTACGCTTCTGCTGATGGTCGTTTTTCTTGTAGTTCTTCTCTTGTTAGCTTTACCTTCCAAATGTTCTTTTGTATAAGTCCTTTGATGTAAAGTAGTTTTAGTCCTATGTCCATCCTTTGTTATTTAGTGCGTTTAATTTTTGTTCTGTCATTGTTATCTTTGCTTGAAAAGGTTCTTTTACTCTGTAAGGTTTCAATGGGTCTTTTCCGTGTATTTCAAAGCCGATTCCTTTATTGAAATCACATACAACAGGCTCATCTATTCCTGTATGTTTACCTCCTGTTTCCATATCCTTAACTTTTTCTACTTGTACCCACGTTTTGTACTTTAATGTTTCGTGTTTGATTAGTCTGTGGATAACTATCATATCATCACACCTGTTTAGAAACGCCTTACCACCTTCAATGTGGTCTTTTAACGGTGCTTTAAGATGTCCTTTTAATTCGCCATCTGGATACAGGTTTCCTGTTCTTCCGCTTTCTGTATTTGGATGCGTGTTTATGTAGATAGTCATTCCCGTTTGATTTACAAATTGTCTAGCTTGGTTCATAAATTCGTAGTTTCCAGCAAAGCTCATCTCTCTATCAAGTCCTGTGAACGGGTCAATCAATCCAACATCTGCTCCGCTTTCTAAAAATAGCTTTAATACATCAGCAGGTTTGTAAAGTTGTGCATTATCAATGAACACAAATGACTGTTCTAAAAATGCAAGGTCTCCACTAATTTGAGAATGGCTAAGTTCTTTAAATGGTTTACCTCTGTACATCTGAATCATATCACGCAGGATTTGTCCTTTCTGATTCTCTCCTGACCAAATACAGAAGGTTAAATTGTGCTTTAAAGCTAATGTAAGAAAGTACCAATTAATCCAATATGTTTTCCCTACGTTGTCGTGTCCTAAAATTATATTTAGTTGTTTAGGTTTGAATCTCAAATGCTCATCTAGGAAGCAGTCTAATCCTAATCCTTGTTTTATCTTTCCGTCTTTTACGTCTAGTAAATATTGTAGGGAATCTCCTTGTTTGAGTATCATAGTTATTTGTTTAAGATTGCTAAGATACTATCACTTTCCGTTTTTATCGTCCTGTCAGCATATTTATCTAATGTTTCTGCTCTACTAAAAAATTCAGGTGTGCAATACTGGTAGTTGTTTTCTTTGTGGTATGGATTGTCTTTGCAGTTTCTTATAGCATTAATAATATCTTCTTTCTTGTACCCATCCTTTAGCCTAGCTTTGTAACTACGTTGAACTTTATCACCCACTACTTTGAAGTTTCTACCAAAAGATTTATTCACAAACTCAAGCAACGCTTGATAGTCTATATTATCTATTACATTAACATTATCATTAACATTATCATTAACAGCTATTTTTGCTATCGTACTAATGCGTTTGCTATCGTTTGCTATCTCTTGCCATCGTTTGTTAGCTCCTGCTATACCTGCTTCACTTCTTTTAACTCGCTTTTCTTCAAATAATTTGAGGTCACGTTTCAGTTGCTGCTTGATAGGTTCAAAAGCAATTTCTACAATCAAGTCATCAGAGCTTGGATTCTCATCACTTACATAACTGTAAATGTGTTTGATTAATTTACCTGCTATTTCATCAGGTAGTTTGTTCCATAAGTCCTTTTGGTCAACGTAAAGGATAAACGATTTTTTGTCTTTTGCCATCTGCAACATTTTAAGCAATAAAAAAGCCCATTAAGTTTCGTGGTTGCAGCACTACTCCCTAATGGACTTTCAATAATTTTTTTATAAGGTCTGCAACACCTGTACAAATATAGACTTAATTATTCTAATAAAGTTGCATCAGCATTAAAATTTTTATATCTACCTTCTTTAATCCATCGTTTAACTCTCTGGAGCTTGTACAAATTAGTAGATTCCATAACGTCTGAAATTAAATCTCTTGGTTCAGCATAATACTCCGTGTTTTTTAAGAATACCTGATATTCACGAATAAAACTTGTGTACTCGTGTTTATTGTACTTGTTCATATTCTTATGAGTTTCGATGTTATGTAAAACCGATGCGTGATGCTGATTAAAATACGAACCTATTTCTCCAAGTGTTAACTGCTCTTTTCGTAGCCTGTGCATTAGGTAGCATTTCTTGTAGATGATTTCTCTATGTCTATTGCGTTTGTTTAATCCATCTCGTTCTATCAGGTACGTTACCTTGTCCATTAGGTTGTCTTTCATATTTGCTCTATTTTAAATGTTCCGTTGTTAAATCTTCCTGTTTCTATTAAATCCATTTTCTTCCAATAGCATAAACTCTTAGAAGTAAAAATCCACTCCTGTACGGTTGCAAGTCCTACCTTGTATGTTAGTTTGTATTTCATAACGTAAATAATTTAATGATTCCTAATACTAATATTAACACTCCTGCGATTACTAAACTCACTACGATTCCAAGCATTGAAGCTTCGTAGTTTTCTTTTCTTTTATAGCTCATAGTTCGTCTTTTTCTTGTGGTCTTAAATCGTATGCAATACATAACAATCCCTTGAATGTTATATCTGAAATCACGAATGGTGTTGTATACCTCATTACAATTGAATCAACAATTGGTAACTTAACATCGTGACTTTTTAAATAATCTTCTAAGTTTTTTCTTGCTTCTTCCTTTGTCATAGCTTTTCAATTTCGTTTTTAACTTCTTCCCAATAGTTAATGTACCACGTTACCGTTGAAAAATCATCTGATGAAGATTGGTCATTTCTATAGTCTCCAACATCGTGAAGGTCAAGATTTAACACCTCATCAACTGCAATCAATGCACAATCTTTGGCATAAATAACATTGCTAAAATATCCGCTATCTGTTTCATCGATTCGTATCGCCCAACAATACCTATCAAATAATTCTTTTGCTTTTTCTTTTGGCGTCATAACGTCTGATTAAATTTAATTTCACATATTCTTCTGTAAAGTTCCTCGTTGAAACTTCCTCTTATTGTTTCGTGTGATGACTTCGTTCTCCAGAACTTAATCATCCGTTGTAGTTTAAATACCATAGTGCGCCCAATGTGTAAAGTCTTCCGTTTCTAAATCCTGCATCTTCTCAAGTGATTGATTGTAAAACCAAAGCGTGTTATTTCTAAACTCTTTTAATTTTTGATTTAAGAAAGCAGTATAATCTTCCGTGATTTCAATCGTTCCTGTTTCATCCGTAGTTTCGTGAAAAAACGTACCTGACAAAGGAGTAACCGAAAAGTCTATATAATTACTTGTACATTCGTCTGACCATTCAAAGTCACATAATACACTATAACAATACTCTCCGTAAACGTATTCTAGCTCCATTGTGTATGGACTATATTTGTAATCTGTTATTTCAAAGTTGTTCATCTTATTTGTTTTTAGTAATTAGTTGTCCGTATTTCTCTAATACAGGTGATTGAACGTGTTTAGCTTCGATTTGCGGAGCTTTCTCTGTTTTCATATACGTTGGTTGCGTAGCAATAAAATAACTCATTACAATCCAAAATAATGATAAAGCGAATACAGTACCGATAATGTCCTTTTGATTTTCGTTTAAAGTTTTCATAGTCCTAAAGTTTTTAATAAGTTGTGAATAGTTGACCAACGTGTAGTCGCTGATTCTGTAATAGGGTCGTGAATTCCTAAGATGTCAATACATTGCTGAAGGTCATCGTATAATTTACCTTCTTCTGCTTTAATTAAATCAATCATTTCTTGTTTTTTCATAGCGTTTTAATTAGTTTGTGAATTAATTATACACAAATATAAATACTATTTCTGAACTACAAAACTTTTTCAACAATTTTTTTTAATTATTTTACATTTATTTTTAAAATGCTTGATTTTACAGGGGTTTGCGATGTATGGAAAAACGTGTAATGTAAAGGAAAAACGCTTAATTATACATGATTGCGGATATTTTTCGTATGTATTTCATCCAATAAATCAAAATAGTGGCAAATGTTTGTAACAAAACAAGGGTAAATATGTGACATTCTTGTAATAGAATAAGGGTAAATGTCAAGTTACTCGTCACAAATACTTGATAAATTGGGACAAGAATGTCGCAAATATCTGCTAAATATGCGACAAAATTTAAGGTTATAGCTTGAATTAATGATATGAAACATAAGGTTATACCCATAAAAAAAGGGAATCCATTTCTGAACTCCCTCTCTACTAAAAACAATCTAACTATGAACTGCAAATATATTAAAATAAATGGGAAATTCTGCAGATTTGACCAAATTCTTTATGATGCAAAAATCCTTCCAAAGCCTTAGGAACGTGAGCATATCCCGAACGATGATGCCACGAGTCTGTCCCTGAGGGACTTCTAAGAGATTCAACAGTTACTCCAATGTAATCCTTTGATGTCTTGTGATGAACGTGATGAGTATAAACATACCTGTGCTTAGACAAGCTCCATTCGTGTGGAAACTCGGTAGCCATCAATAAAGGTAGGTCAGCTTGTTTAGCTCCGTCTCCGTGTGTAGTTCCGATTAGATTCTTTCCATATAGAAATCCCTTGCGATGAGCAATAGAGCAATCAAAAGTAATATTATCACAATTTCTAAACCACGTCTGTATGCAATCTGCAAGGAAGAAGCCGTGTGTATAGTCGTGATTAGATGGATTAAAGGTAAAATGCACATCAGCAATAGATAGCAAAGTTTCCAAGATGTCAACATATAAACGTTTTGCGATTAGAAAATTAGAGTACCACATTCCGTCTGTGTCTTGTGGCGTTCCTGCAGTAGTGGTTCGTCTTGGAGTATCAATATGAAGTATGTCGTTTCCTCCAATAAATAGAATCTTGTCAATGTTGAAGCCAGTGCATTTGTCAAGTATTCCTTGCACTCCTTCTTTAACTCGTTTAACTGCGATTTGATTGTTGTATTCTTCACCTGTTTCAAACGCATCGCATAGTTTACCTATGTGGATGTCAGCAGGGTCTACCACTAGTAAGTGACCATCCGTTGATGGATTCCTAAAGATTGTAGGATATTCAGGTTTAAAATCTTTTATGTCCTGCAGGATTAACTCCTGTAATTCTTTGTAATTTACTTCCTCAGCTTCTTTAAAGTTCGGATTTTTAAAAAATAGAGAAGCGTTTTTAGACTTTAACCATCCGTGTTTTACATCTGCATCGTCTAAACCCATTCCATTGGATTCGATTTTTATTGCCCTATAAGATTCTAAAATTTCAATCTCGTCTTCTTGTAATCTGAATCTCGTTTGTTTACTCATCTGAATAGTTTAGTAAGAAGTTGCAACCTACTTCTAAAGGTTTCACTAAAGGATAACCTAACTAGGAATCCTACAATAAATGCAATGATTACAAATAGCCAATTAACTTTTGTTTTAGTTATGTACTTGTTTTGATATTTTACCTTTTGAACTTCCGCTTTAATGTATTTTGTCTTGTACTTGTATTCAATACGTGTCAGGAATCGTGTTTTAGGCACGAAAGAAGCCTTGTAACGAACTATCGTATCTTTCTGAACGATTACCTTCTCCCAATAAATTGAGTCTCTTAGAACGTAAGGAATTGAATCTATTGTCGAAACTTGTATTGTGTCGCTAGTTTCGTCACATCTGTAACCTTTTTTGATTGCACGTAGAACGTGATAATTAGCAGAACACGAAAATAAAGTAACGCAAATTGCGATACCAAATATTACGGTGTAAATGTTTTTTGATAATCGTTTAATCGATTGAGCCATCCGTTCAAAAATTTAGCGTTTTTACCTGTTGAGATTGCGTAAAAGAATCGTTTTCTTTCGTTGATTAATTCATCAAATAGCTTACGTGGTTCGATTGAATTTGCAAGTAATATTGTTTTTGTTCCTATGATTCCGTCTATTGTGCAAAGTAAACCACAGTGATTGATTGCTACCTGTAAAGATTTGGACGCTTGTTTAACACCAGAACCCCAAGCCATACCTGTAACAAATACTGCAATGTTTTGAGAGTTGTAAGCATCACCTCGAACTTTATCCCAATATCCTTTTTTAAAGACTTTAAACCAATCTTCCGTGTTCATCGCATAGAATCTATGGTCGTTTTCTACTCCATAAAATCCTGCCCAAGTTGCGTAAGTTATTCCTGCGTTCGTGTGATATCCCGTTTTTCCTTTGTAAGCAGTAGGACACGGATAACTAGAAGCTGAGTCTGATTTATCTCTACTTAAACCACCTTCCCATTTCTTAGTGAACTTAACGTACTTTTCTATTATTGTCATAAATTGTTTGATTTTAGAACAATCGAATGTTTTATTTTAAATCGTCTAAGGTTTCTTTTCCTCTTTTGGCAAACTTAACAAACTTATCCCATACGTTAACTCCAGTAACACTAAAGTAACTTTCGTTAATACTTTTAACTTCCGTGTAAACGCAGAACGTAGTAAACGCTTTTGTCATCAATAAATCAATCGCTATAAAGTGTCCTAAGATATCCGCTACAACGTATTTTTCTAGTAAGAAGATAAACACAATAGCACCACTATACAAAAGGCTCTTAGAAATCGTGTGTGATAGTCTACGTGAACGAATAGACTTCCATCCGCTTTTTTTAACTGAACGCCAAATGCCAAAACATGTATCTAAAATTATTGCTATAACTGCGATTAATACTAAAGGCTTTACAGGTGTTAAAATCGTAAGCACTGAAAAAACGAGGAGAGAGATATTAGTTTTCATACTCCTGCAAATTGATGTTTAGGATTGTTAGGAAAAACTAAGTTAGTTCCGAAGTCGTAATCTTTGTCACTCATAACGTCGTAATGGTAACCTTCTGCGTTCGTGTTTTCATCCAATGCAATAACTCCGATTTCAACTACTGCGTGAACTCCTTTGCCGTAGCTTAATCCTTCCTTCGTGTTTATGTAGATTCCTTTAGCAAGTAAATCTGCTAATGCAGTATCTTTGTCTAAATATGTTAGCTTGTAAATCATAGCGTTGTAAGTTGTGTGAGTTGTGTGTCAGTTAATGGAGTTGCCCATAGTGCCATTTGGTTGATGTTCTTAGGAACGTCGGTAGAAAAAGCCACGAGCCACTCTAAAGTGGTTGCAGTAAATGCCGTTGCGCTTACTTGCTTCACTCCGTTTACAAAAACGTCAGCAGTAGTCCCGTTCCATTTAATAGCAATTTTAGCGGTATCGGTTGAGGTTGTGAATAGAGTTGTGTTTGAGCCGCTCACCCTTTTCATTATGCTATTTCTTGAAGTTGGAAATTCTTGTCGAATGTATAAGGCATTAACGTCCAAAGCCGAAGAACTACCAACCCCAAAACCTGCGTTTGAAGCATCTCTTGTTCTTGAAATGTTATTCCTCAACTCCACAAACCAAGTACCACCACTAGCTGAAACCAAACCATTTGTAAAAATATTTCCCCTTGTGATTGAATCAGCATTACGAGTAACACTTGCAGTTGTTGTAGGAATGTATGACGTTGCGTATGCTCCCGCTTCTAGTTGTGCGCCCCAAGCATCAAAGTTTCCCGAAGCGTTACCAAAAACAATACCTAGTGCTGTTGTAATAGCTCCCGTTGTTCTTGTTATTTCAAAACGTTGCCAAGATGTTGTTAGATTGCATAATAATGTTGTTTCAATGCCCGTTGATTGGTCTCTTAAACGTAGTGTAATATTTCCGCTTCCTTTTAAATAAACACTAAAAGTGTATGCTGTTGAAGACGACAAAGAAGTTATTTGCCTATTTAAAGTATTTATACCACCCCACCCCGTTGTACCCGTTGCGCCTATAATTGTATCAGCGGTCAAAGTTCCACTTGGAGCATTTGATGTATTTACATTAACACTAACACCCGCATTTTTTACCCAGTTTGCATCATTAAATTCAGTTGAAAACGTAGCTAAATTCGTTCTTTGTGGCTCTAGAAGTAAGTTAGGACAGCTACCTAGTGAATAGTCACGTCTTACCATTCCCGTACCTGTAACTTCAACAAGTCCTGCTGAGTTAACTCGTGTTGCAGTAGTGGCTCTAGTTACCGTGAAATCACCGTTTCCGTTCGATGGAATCACGGAGTATAGTTTGCCTGTTTTGTTAGCATTTGGTGTTACTACTAATGTAGCATCTGTAAGTAAACTCATGAGATAGCGTCTAAAATTTCTAATGTTGTTAATAAGCAAGAATTTGCTTCGTATGTTCCTCCGTCTGTGGTAACACGAGCTGAGAAGTTAGAAACAAGTCCTCCTTCATTTCCTACAATGTCAGTTTCTCCACTCCAACTTACGTAGTGAGAAGCACCCCATCCAACAGAGTTGTTAAAAGCACCTTGTCCCCATCCAACATTATTGTTGTTTGCGCCCTGTCCCCATTCACTACTATTTGCCATTTTCGTTTTTATTTAGTTTAGCAAGAAACACAATTAGTTTCTTTACGTTAGTTTCTTTTGGTTTGTAAACCTTAACTACTGCTCTCATATAAACCAAGAAGTGTAATTATTATTTGTATCTGGGAACATGTCTCCAGAAGTGTTCGTTGAGTATTCAGGAAACAAACTATTGTTCGTAAACACGTAATCAATAAATCTTTCTGTGTAATGCTGTGCGATTGCAGTTTGTTTTTCAATCAAGTAATCTACTTCGTTTTTTTCTACGTTAGTAGCGTTTTCCGAAGTGTGTTTAAATACTCCTTTGTTTGAGATTGTGTACGCCGCAAATGGCAAATAATACTTCATGCTCAAATGAATAAGCATAGGCTTTAAATAATCCCTTGTAAGAATCAAATAATTACCTGTAAGCGTATTTGCTACGATGTCCGCTTTAATCTTGTTTAAGAGCTTAGAACCTGTGTAATTTTGTAAGTCTGTATCTTGTGCAATTTTGACGAACTGTATAAATTTATCCGTATCTACGTTTCCGTTTAACGCTGTGAACTTAACAATGTCTTCTCTAGTTACTAGTAATGCTTGTGCCATTATCTTGTGATTGTTCGGTTAGGTTGTGGATTGCTTGGAAGGAATCCGTAATTAGGCATATCAACAGGACGAGTTGAAACTAAATTAGGATTTGTAATAACGTATCCAAATTTCGCAGCTTTCGCCTGTGCGATTCTTTTTTGATTTGGTAAGTCTAAAGCAGTACCTTCAAAAACAGCGTAAACTTGTTTGTTCCATCTGTGATGACAATTACCACCACCTTTATATAACCAAATTGAATACGTGTCAGCTCCTTTTGGGCCCCATCCTTTATTTACTACTTGACTTCCCATATTTAAGATATCTTCTTTACGGTAAAGTTTGTTTGCTGCCATCATTGCAGTGCAAAAGTCTCTAGGATTATCAGAACTAAGACCTTCGTATTTGTATCTTACAACGAATTTAACGCCGTCAATCGTCTTGTCTTGCTTATCTGTTATATTAGGTCTTGCATCACCTGTAGAGACAAGATTTATAATCTTACTCAAAAGACTTTGTTTGTCTTCTTTCGCTAGGTTTTCGTTTTCTAAATCGTCATTATCGTAATCAACAGGCTTTTCATCAATTAAAACCCACTCAGGATTCAAGTCTTCGCCTAAATCAATCAATGCGTTTGTTTGTGCGCTTAGTTCTGTACCTGTTTCTTCTGCTACTTGTTCAGCATTTTGCGTGTTTTCAAGGTCTACGAACTCTAAAGGTTGTAATGTTTTAAAGAATAGTTTTAAACTGATTCCGTTAAACGCTAGAATCATATCAAATGCATCCAATAACTCCTCCTGATTTGGACGAATTACCATGTTATCAAACAAGATAGTAGAGTTTTTAAGCTCATCAGCGTTAGAACCGAACCCGTTTGAACTAGCAACTCCAAATAATAACGGAGAAGTAACGTTGTGACCTAGCATAATCTTGCGTAAACATTCTTCAGATAGGTAAGTGTAATGCTCTGGAGCGTCGTTTAACGGAATGTCTTCTACAGTTGTTTTAGATTCTGCGTTATTGTTAAACGCAACGATTACTTTTTGTCCTCTTGAACCCGTCAATTTGCTCATTACCTTAGAAGTAATAATAGCTTGTTGCTCGTCTGTTGGTATTCCGTTGTTAAAGTTAACCACCTTTGTACCTGAGAATCCGTTTTGTACTTCATTAATCAAGTAATCTCCGATTTCTTCCTCCAATAATGCATAGCTTAAACTACCTTGATAGTCAGGATAGCTATAATACTTCATAGAAGGCGAGTAAGGCTTAACGTAAAGAATCTCTACTTTCTCTTTTGAGAATCCAAAAGCGTTGTATCTTACAGGAACATATTTTTTAGTATCGTTCCAATTATCAGAATAGTAATAACCTGCAATCTCGCCTTCTTTGTTACATTTCTCAGCTCTTACCAAGTTTAAAGGAATGTGATAAGCCTTTAGAATCTTGTCGTGTTTGTCGTTGTAGTGTACTTGAATAGCAAACTGACCGAATAACTTTTTATCTAATGCTAATTTTCTAACATCTTCCTTGTTAAATAACGACATCATTTGAGCGTACTCAGAAGGCTTTTTGTTCGCGTCTAATGCACTTAGACCTTTTCCGTAAATAAGTCTCGCTACGTTGTTTATAATAGCGTTATTCGTCGTTGAATTGCTGTATCTTGCAATCAAGAAATCATAGAACTGCTCTCCGTCTTCTGTAAGGAAGTCAACCCAGTTATCTTGATTCGTTTCGCTTACGATTGGCGAAGTGTACGAAGACAAATTTGTTACGTGTAAATTATTCATATACGATAAAATCATTAGTTGTTACATTAGAAACATACTCTCCGTTGTTTACAGAGAATGTCGCTATGTTTTGTGAGGTGCAAAAAATTCTGTCCTTGTAAAGTATAGTAGAACCGTTCTTTAAAACCAAATTATAAAAGTGTCCGTCTATCAAAGCAAACGTTGCTGTAATCGTGTTTACATAGTCTCCAGTTGTTGAGCTTGTAATAGTGATTGTTTGCGTTACGTTTGTTTGGTCATCTGTAATCTGCATTACATTGTAGGTTGTATCTCTAGGAATAAAACTAAATGTTTGCGATGTTACTGAAGGAGTTAATACTATCATATCTTTATAATTAGATTTCCGTGTTTTTGTTCTTTTTTAGGCATAAAAAAAAGCCACCTGTAATAGATGGCTTTAATTTTAAAGTGTTGAACTTCTTAGTTCGGGTCAATCGTTGCTCCTGTGAATACAGCAGGTGCTAATAATGCATCTGTGTAAGGTGAAGCTACGTTCAAGAAGTTAGCAGGGATAGCTTCCATTCCTACCAAAGTCATTGTGTATCCGTTCAAATCACCCATTGCAGTACCGTTTGCAAGAACTCCTGTAGTTACTTCCATTCCGTGTTCCAAACCTGCGATGAAGAAATTGTTAGCGTTTGTTTTGATTACTACGTGAGGACGTCCCCAAGCTAGTAATTTCATTTGTTTTGTAGTGACAACGTCTTGACCTTTGATTGTAAAAGTCAATGTTTGTTCTACAAATGTAGTTCCGTTATCACGTGAACTTGTAATCGTTTGCTCGAAAGAGTTTGCTCCTTTAAGGTCGTATTTGTATAGTGTTCCTGCACCTGCGATGGTAGCAATAGCATCTTCTTCGTCAACTGTAGCATCATAGGTAATTGCACCTAGTGTTCCATAATTGATAAAATAAATACTTTTGATTCCCCCTACAAATTCCTTGCAAACTTCGGCTCTACCGTGTGTCAGTAAACATGCCATAAGTACTTGATTTTGTGTTAGTTATAAAATAAAGCGGAGGTTTAACGCTCCGCTCTGTAAATGTTATGCTCCGTATGTAACTGCGTCTCCAGCAAATCCTACTGCAACACCTGCGTTGTAACGTAAAATTACTCTTACATTGTTTGAACCGTCAATGTCTTGCATGTCCAAAGTTTTCACAAGTTGTTGGTCGGAAAGGAGTCCGACTCCAAAATACAAGTTGTCTACTGTTGTAGCAATCATGTTATCAGCTCCAAGTCCGTTAGCCATAAAGATTGGAATACCTTCAAAACTCAAAGAACCGTTAGTGTACCATTGTGAACCTTGTGTGTTTGTACCTGCTGCTCCTAATCCTGATGCACCAAATCCACCCAATGCACGAACGTACAATTTAGCGATTTTTTGAGATACATAAAGACGAAGACCTTCGTTTCCGTAAACTGCTGCAGGAATCAAGTCAACTACACGTGCCATTTCTGAAACGATGTTTGCTGCTGTCAAAGAGGCACCTGTTAATGGAGTACCTACTGCGATAGAACCACCTGCGATTAATTGCGCTTTCAAACCTAAGTAAGAACCTGATGTAGCTGTACCACTCCAGATAGCCGTCTCAGTTCCTGAAGCTACTTTCTCAGCAACGTGTGCGATTAAGAAGTCAGAGAATGTTTTAGGTAAAGTCTTGTAAGCTGAGTAACCCATCTCAGCCGATTGCCAAGTTTGGAATAAATCAGTTTTACAAAGTTGAACGTTAACTTGTAATTCTTTTGTTGTTAATACAGACTCAGTTAATGTAACTGTTCCTGATGGTGTAAAGTCACAAGACGCATCTGTTACGATACTTCCTGTAGCTACTTTTTGCAAGACTGTTTTGTATCCTGCGTTAGCCATGATGGTAACTCCACCTTGCTCTAATGTTGGTGCGCTTAATAACGCTGCTGCGATGTACTTACCTGCAAATTCTCCTGCATATGTAGTTCCCGCTGTAACTGGATTCGGCATTTTCTTTTATTTTAAAATGTTAATATTATTTGTTTATTTTTTCTAGGATACTATCCATAACTGAACGAGGTCTTTTAGCTCCAAATTGGAAATGCTCTACTTCGTTCGTGTTTTCAGGATTAAAAGAAATAGGCTTAACTTCTGAAAGTTCGGTTGCTTCTTCTGCAACTTCGTCAACTTTAGAAAGCAATTCTAATTTTGCTTTTAACTCAATGTTTTCTGCTTGTAATTTTTCAATCTCTGAAAAGAATGTTTCTTTAACTTGACTCTCAACAGTTTTTTTGATTGGAGATGCAACTTCTGTAGCTTCAACTTCTACTTCAACTTCTGCTTCAGGTGCTTCTGGTTCTTCTACTACTGCTTCTTTAATCTCAGCAATAATACCTTCAACTGTTACTACTAAAATCATACCGTCTTCTAATTCGTATTCTCCGATTGGAACAGGAATCTTTTGTTCGTCTTCTGTGATAATGAAAACTTCGTTATCCATTTCGAAAGCGTCTGCTTCAAAGATGGTAACTCCGTCCATCAACTTCATTTGCATCAAAGCAACTTCCATTCCTAAAAGAGCTTTGATTTTGTTAATTGTGCTATTTTTCATTTTTCGTTTTTATTTAGATTACATTAATACAGAAACTTCTTTATTTTTAGAATCTGCGTTTGTTTTGGCTTTATTTAGGATTGCAGTCATTTCGTTATATTCTTTTTGTTTAGGAGAACCATCAACTGTCATACCCAATTCTTTCGCTTTAGCTACAAGGTCTTTATATTCAGCATCCATTTGTTTTTGTAAATTGAATAAACTTGAACTATAATCATCAATAGATTTTTTACTCATTCTAATAGCAGTTCTGAAACTTTCTCTATAAACATTAAATAACTTATCAAAATCTCCTTTATATGATTTAAAATCATAACCTGCTAATTCAACTTCGTGAGAAGCTAACTCTGTAGTCTCGTTAATCTTTGCAATTTTACCTAAAACATTATTTAATGACATCTGTATTTTTTTAGCGTTATATTATAATAATTAAACTATTTATTTTTTGTTGTATTTTCACTAGACGTTTCCAATGCCTTGCGCCTGTAGAGAACCATTACAGCACTTTACAGAGTACTTCTTTCCGTCTTTACATAGACACCCTCTCTTGCCACCTTTAGGACTTGTCTGAGATTGTTTTACGTCTTTAGTTTGTTTGTCGCTCATCTTCTTCGATTATTTGTTTTATACGTTCAATTAATAAATCGTCTTCTGTCATCATAGACATTTCTAACTTGTCAGCAAAGTAACCTTCGATAGAAAATCCTTTTACCTTTCCGTCTTTTACTTGTCTCCAAACATCGTCATTGTTTACCTTCATTGAAATCATCCAAGTTCCTACAGGTAAATCAAACCCGTAGTTTTTAGACTTGTCGTTTTCGCCTTCAATAATCCAACTTTCAACTACAGACATTCCGTCTAACTTTTGCTTGTGTTCGTAGGTTGCATTGTTTTGGTTTCCTTTCATTAAGAATAACTCCGATGCTTGTCTAACCGTGTCTTCTGAAAAGTAGATGTAATACTCCTCGTCCTGTTTGTTCTTACGGTAGATTTGTTTGTTAGGGATTAAAGCAGCACCCATTAAGATACGTTTCTCTGCGTCTATTTCTTTCAGTTCTACTTCGTGTTTTCCTAACGCTACGAAATCACTTTCAATAGCTGGAGTTAAGACCACAGAAACAGCTCCAATTCCTGAGAGTATTTCTTTTTCGTCTATTATAAGTTCGATGATTTTCATAAATATGTAATTAAATTATTGTACTAATGTTGCATTTTCGATTCTGTTTCTATCTAAAGATTGTGCAGTTGTCATATCTCCAGAAACCACGTAAGCCTTTGTTGGAGTTTGTTGAAGTTGTGCTAACTGATTTATTCCTGAGTTACCTACTACGTTAAAGTTTGGTGACATAACAGAACCACCGCCACCGCTACTTGCACCTGTTCTTCCACCTGAAGGAGGTGAACCACCGCCTAATGTTCTTAGAGCTTTTGCAGTTGCTGCTATATTGGCTGCGATACCTATTCCCGTAGATATGTTGTTCATTGCTATTACAGGTGCTGCTGCTACTCCACTTGTTGCTACTGCCTGTGGTGTTGCTAATGCTGCTACGTTTGCTAGTTTGTTTGCGATAATCATTTTAGCAATACCAATAGCCGATTCTGCAATTACTGCTGCTTTCTGAACTCCTTTTTGTTTTTCAAATAAACCTTTGATTAACTGAACTCCTTGTAATGCAGTGTCTAATCCTTGCATTTGAATAGCAGCCTTTTGTTCTGCTACTGCCTTGGCTTCGGCAATTTCCTTTTCGTTTGCTTTCTTAGTTGCTTCTTCTGTTTTTAATCTCGCTTCTTCTTTTTGCTTGTAATCTAAATCTTGATATTTTAAGTTGATGTCATTCAACTCATTCATCTTAGCAAGTTCAATTTCTGCTAATGCATCTTTGTTTTCTCCTGCTAGTGTTTCTAAAGTAAAGTATTTATCCTGAACTGCTAGTTCTTCTTTTTGTTGGTCGTTTAAAGTGTTGAGATAGTTTTGCTCTGCTATGTCTTCAATTGCATTGTCAAACTCTTGTTGCTTTTCTAATGCGTTACGTTTAGCATCAGCATCTGCTTTATCTATTACCTCTTGTTTTGCTTTTGCTTCTTCTGTTGCTTGTTTTGTTACTTGGTCTTTTTTGTCTTTTGCTTCTTTTGCTCTATCCTTACTATTTTGAATTGCTGTTGCTTTAGCATCGGCATCCATATTCTCAAGTTCGGTTGCTAAGGCATCACGTTGTGCTTGTGCTTGAGCTAAAGCATCTGCTGCTGCATCATATTGTTTTTGGCTTCCTGTTGATGAATATTTTAAATACAACTTCATTGCCGTATCTACTTCTTCTTCTAAAACAGATAATCGTTTTTTAGCTCCATTTAAGGTAATGCTTGATAATTCCTTGTCTGATGCACCTCGTTTTTTTGCGTTGTTTAGTTCACGTTGTGTTTGCCCATCTAAAATATCAGCATAATCAGAAGTTGATTTTTTAGTTTGAGCAATTTCGTCATTAGTTGCTTTTAATTGTTTTTCTAATTTCTTTTGCTTTTTTTCTACCTCCTCTGTTGAATCTCCAAAAACACCCATTGCATTTGCTGCAAGAGCAAGTGCAGTAATTAGCAAACCAATACCCCCTACTAGAAATGCTTTAGATGCAGTAGTCATTGTGCTAAACGCAGTCTTAACAACTGCTCCTAATTGCTTAAATGAATCAATGCTTTCTCCTACTGCTTGTGCGCCTGATGCTAATGCCATTGCTGACTGCACCTTTAATAAGGCTTTTTCTACATCTTCACTTTGCGCTCCAAATGCACCCATTGCACCTGTAACAACAGAGAAACCACCTGCAACACCAGTTAATGAACCTGAAAGAGCCTTAAACTTTGCGTCAGGGTTAAAGGCATCAGTTAAACTTTTTGCATCTGCAATCTTGTCTTTAAGTATTGCTGCTGACTTAGCTGCGGCAACTGCTTCACGTGATGTAGCACCAAATTTCTCTGATAAAG